CGTCTGCGCTGCACAGCCGATCTTGGCGGAAACCGAAAGGATCGCTGCCCAGCGGCTCTCATGCCCGCCGGCGTTGTCCAGGACCATGCGAACCGCACGNTCGCGAACCTCGGGAGAATATTTGTTCGTCGTCTTGCTCATGATGCTCCATCCTACTCAGGAGTTGGAGCCTCCGGCAATCTCGGTGCGGTTCACTCTCGCATTTGGCTCCATGCCAAGTCCCGTGCCTCCCCGGGTTTGATTGCGAAGTCTGACTCGCGATAGCTCACCATCCTGTATGAGGAAGGCGCCTTGAGAGAGTCGACGAGCTTGTCTTCGCAGGCGACACGTAGCGCAGAGCGAAACGGACGCTCTCCGCTGTTTGCTGCCCAGGTAAGGTAACCCCCGGCACCAATGGCGCCAGCGATAATCAGCATAAGCAGAATGCGCTTCATGAATTGCCTCCGTTCAATTCAGCCATGCGGCCAAGATCAGCCAGGCTGCAACTGCATTGAGAGCTGCAGCGGCGAAGAACGACCACGCCGACGGGCGAAGAAGAGCGAGAGCAGCTGACAGAACCGCTATGACCGAGATCGCCGCTATCATTCAGCTACCGCCTGGCGACCACACCGATGATGCGACCGATAATATGGACCCGCTCCAAAAACGCGTCGAAGGTTTCCAGGTTGGGATTGTCGCTGATGATTTTTACCATCGGCGGGNCGGAAAACGGGACTCTCTGCAGGCGCTTGATCTGCGGCTCCGCCTCCCCATCGCTGATTGCGTAGACGGTATCTGTCGTCAGCCTGGTCTGGGAAAGATCGACTATCACGCGATCGCCAGGCTGATAGGTCGGGCTCATCGAATCGCCCACAACCTCCTGGACGATGCACCGAGCGGCGTCGGCGCCGAGAATCGAGGCCAGGAAGGTGTTGGGGAACACCCATTCGGCTATAACCTTGTGGCCCGCAAAGCCGCCGTTCGAGGGGATCGACACCATCTCACCTACAGACCCCTCGCCGGCGCCGAGGCGGACATCGATTTCGGGCAGCGCACCCTTTGTGGCCGGATTCCAATTTCCTGACGACCAGCCGACACCAACCTCTGTGTCATCGGGATCGAAACTCCCGACCAGCGGACGCCGCTCAAGGGCATGCGCGTTGTAGGCGCTAAATAACGCCTCTCCAGCATCTTCACCGTAGAGGCCTTTCATGGCCGCTAGGTCCTCAGACGTAGGTGCCAAAGCTATAGACGCACGATTTATCTCAGCTNGAGCGTCAGACCGCAACCGCCTCAGAATTTCATCGCGTGCGTTGAACAGCCTCATCAGCTCCAGCGCGCGCGGCTGACGTTTACCAGCTCGATAGTTGTCGATGGACGAGACCCCCACTCTCATCACTTCGGCGGCCTCCGAACGCCCTCCTACAATTTCAACAGCAATCGTTATCGACGCTGCGAGCACACGTTCATCAGCTTCCAAGCCACTCCAATTTGAACGATAGCGATCGACCGATCGCCTTATTTCATTAGTTTTTTTGCCTACATTTGTGGGCTTCAAATCACTCATAGTTGACTAAACCACATATGTGGGCTTAAATGCCCACGTTCGCAGATTTACACTTTCGGAGAAAGGGCGACCTGCCAGTCGCCCTCTCCGCACACCGGAGGCCAATATGCCCGCGCCCGACCAGAGAGTCGATCCGCTCGTCAAAGAGCAGACCGCCATCAAGGCAAAGCTCATCACCGCCGGCATCACGCTCGCAAGCATCGACCGCCAGTACAAGCTCAGTGATGGAACGGCTCGCAACACATTGCGCGAACCCANCCTCAGGGGCGAACGTGCGATCGCCGCCGCTCTCGGCACCAAGCCACATCTTCTGTGGCCGTCCCGTTACAGGCCCTCCGGTCAGCGACGATCGCCCATGAATTGGACCCGAGTTCCGACGCTCGCACAACGCCGAAACGAACAGGCGGCGTAGACAATGGGGAACCCTTTTTCAGCCGTTCGCCCCGTCGATTTCCGCCGTCCCGTTTGGACCGCACTCGCCTCCCTCACCTGCCTGATCGCGCTCGGCGCGGCGGCGGGCCTCATTTTGTAACCGCGTAGAGGAACCACCCATGAGCCATTTCACCGACGCCGAGCTCTACGACATCACCTTCCGGGTGTGTGTCGCAGCCGTAAAGTCTGCCTTCCCGCATTTGCCGATGGCGAAAATCATAGATCCACCCCGAGGCCATTTCGACGCCGTCCTTGCCAGGCAGATCGCCCTGCACGTGATGGTCGCCCAATTCGATCTGCCGAAGAAACGCGCCGGCGCCTTCGTCGACCGCGCCCGAGTCTCGGTCAATCGAGCTTTGCAGGTGATCGACGACAGGCTCGACGAGCCGGAGTTCGCGACCGTCTACCGCCGGATCGCTGCCGAAGCTCAAGGCATGTTCGACGAAAAGCTGGCGGAGGCCGCGTGATGTTCAAGACACTCAAAATCGCAGACATCACCATCCCGGAACGGCTGCGTAATGTCGACGAAGACCATGCGCTCGCTATCCAGGCGTCGATCGTCGAGCACGGCCTTCTGAACCCGGTCACTGTGCGTTCCACACCCAACGGAAAGCAGAAATACGTGCTGGTGGCAGGCGCGCACCGGATGCGGGCGATAGCGCTGCTCGACGAAGCCGAGATCGACGTGATGGTCGTCAAGGCCGACGCCGACGAGGCGGTGCTTATCGAGATCGAGGAAAACCTGTTCCGGAACGATCTCTCGGTGATGGACCGGGCAGTCTTCGTCCAGACCTATCGCGACTTCTGGGAGAAAACACGCGGCCCGATCAACCCCAAAGGTGGAAGGCCGAAAAACTCCGTCAACTTGACGGAGTTAGGAACTTCGCCCGTCGATCTTCTCGCCCAAGAAGCCTCAAACGGTTTCTCCGTCGCTTGTGCAGAACGGNTCGGATGCTCGATTGCAAAGATTGAGCGCCTGAACAAGATCGCCCAAAACCTGCCGCGCGAGGTACGCCAGGCGATTTCGGGCACTCCGATCGCCGACAACCAGAGCCAGTTGCTGAAGCTCGCCAAGCTGGAGCCTGCGAAACGGGCGAAGGCGCATATCGCTATCAAGGAAACCAATGGAGACTTCAAGGCGGCAATCGCGCTGCTCGATCCTCCGCCTGCAGCGCGCCAGGACCCACAAAACCAGTTCCTCTCCCGCCTGATCGACACCTGGGAGCGCGCGAGCCCTGAGACCCGGCAGCAATTTGTCGAATATGCCGGCCTCCTCGATGCTCCCGAAGGGGACGAGGCATGAGCAAGGTCCACCCCGACCAGCTCGGCTTGTTCGACGGGCCGATCTACGAGAGCCGCGCCGATCGCGGACCTCTCGAACTCGATCGCTTCCGCTCCGAGGTCAAGCGCGCCATGGCCAAAGCCATCCGCGAGAGCGGCTTCGACCGGCACGAGATCGCCAAGCGCATGGCGCAGTATCTCGGCCTGGAAACCCTCTCCAAGACGACGCTCGATGCCTACACGGCCGAGAGCAAGGAGAGCCACGACATCAGCCTCCTGCGATTTGCCGCATTCGTTCACGCGACCCGGGCGAACTGGCTCTACGACCTGATCGCCTCGAAGGCCGGACTGACTGTACTCGAAGGGTCGGAAGCCCGGCTCGCAGAGATTGCGCTCCTCGATCAGGAACGCCGCCAGATCAACGCCGAACTCCGACGCCTGCGCGCCGTGCCGGTTCGCCCGGCCGACTGGAGGCGCAAATGAAGGACTACTTTACCGCCTCCGAAATCGCAGCCGCGCAGGGTGTCAGCGTCCGCGCCGTCAACAAGGCGGCGAGCAAGGGTCGCTGGCAGCTGCAGGGCGAGAAAGCCCGCAGGCGCTCGGGACGCGAAGGCGGTGGCGGTTGGGAATATCATCTCTCCCTTCTGCCGCGCGCGACCCAGGCCAAGCTCTCTCTCGTCCACGGCGCTCCGGCGAACATGGACGCCCCGGCAGCGCCGGACGGACCGGCACAGCGCTGGGCGACGTTCGAGCGCCTTTCGAAGGCCCGTAAAGCGGCCTGTGAAGAACGACTGAAGGCCGTCGTCAAAGTCGCCAGCCTCATCAACGAGAGCGGCTTGTCGGAAACAGCCGCGGTCAACACTGTTGCACGGCGCATGAAGGTTTCCGTCCGTTCGCTTCGTAATTGGCGGGGAAGGATCGAAGGCGTGGAAAGGGCCGACTGGCTGTCCGCGCTTGCCGACAACTACCGGGCCACATCCAGCTTTGAAGCCTGCAACGAACACGCTTGGGCGGCTCTGAAAAGCGACTATCTGCGCGCCGAGGCACCCGCCTTCTCCGCTTGCTATCGCCGGATGAAGGAAGCCGCCGCCGAACACGGCTGGTCTCCAATCCCCGACGAGCAGTCGCTCCGCCGCCGTCTCAAGGCGGAAGTGCCGGAGCCCGTCCAGATCACGGCCCGGAAACGTCGCGAGACTGTCAAGACGCTCTATCCGGCCCAGCGCCGCGACCGCTCGTCCCTGCATGCCATGGAAGCGGTCAACATCGACGGCCACAAGTTCGACGTCTTCGTCACCCTTCCGGGCGAGCAGAAGCCGACGCGCATCATGATGGTGGCGCTGCAGGACCTCTATTCCGGGAAAGTGGTCGCCTGGCGGCTATCCGCCTCGGAGAACAAGAACACCGTCCGCCTTGCAATCGGCGACATGGTGAGCCGCTACGGCATTCCCGAGAAAATCGTCCTCGACAACGGCCGTGCCTTCGCATCGAAGTGGATCTCCGGCGGCGCAAAGACACGCTTCCGCTTCAAGGTGCGCGACGAGGACCCGAACGGGCTCCTGACCGCACTAGGCATCGCCATCGTCTGGGCGACCCCTTACTCCGGTCAGTCAAAACCGATCGAAAGGGCCTTTCGCGACCTCGCCGAGAATATCGCCCGCCACCCGTTCTGCTCGGGCGCCTACACCGGCAACACACCCGACGCGAAGCCCGAGAACTACGCCACGCGGGCGATCCCCATGGCCGAGTTCTCCGCCCATGTCGACCGGATGATCGCCGAGCACAATGCGCGGCCGGGCCGGCGCGGCGGCAATGCAGACGGTCGGTCCTTCGACGAGACATTCACGGCTTCGATGCAGGCCGAGACCACGCTGGTTCGCTGGCCGTCGGAGGCTCAGCGCGCGCTCTGGTTGCTGGCCGCCGAACGTATCCGCACAAAGAAGGGTTCCGGCGAGATCGAGATATTCGGCAACCGCTACTGGTCACAGGAGCTCAACGCCCACGCCGGCCGCGAGGTCACCGTGCGCTTCGATCCGGATCGCCTGACCAGTCCCATTCATGTCTACGAGGCGAAAGCCGAACGGCTGATCTGCGTTGCCGATTGCATTGCCGACACAGGCTTCTTCGACGCCGATGCGGCCCGCCAACATGCAGCCAAGCGCAACGCGCTCACCCGGACATTGAAAGAGAGTGCCCGTCTGCATGCCGAGCTTACACCCGACGCACTCGCGGACATCTACGGCGCCGGAAAGACGGCACCCGAGCCCCGTCCCGAACCGCCCCGGATCAAGCGGATCGCCGCAACGGGTGGCGCGGCTCCAAATCCTGCTCGGGAGGCCTGGGACGAGGAAGACGAAGCCGCCTTCTCACGGACCATGCAGAGGCTTGAGGGCGAGATCATCGAGTTTCCCGGAAAGGGAGAAAGCGGCCGCTGAGTGTCTCGTACGGCCAAAAAAAAGAGGCGGGGAAANCCCCGCCCAATACATAGCAAGGAAGAAAATAGATGAACGAGACAGTTACCACAAGCCCGGCCATCGGCTGGACGCTGCCAACGGGACAACCCGACATCGCGGGAGGTCGCCCGGGCCGTTCGCAGGCAGACCTTGACGTCTGGCATGTTCTTGTCGGCAAGGTCGCCGAGATCGGAAACCGACAGGGCTGGGCCAAGGCCGAAGTGGCCCGCCGTATCGGCATCCCGGACGGTACGTTTAGCCAATGGTTTTCCGGGAAGTATGACGGACGCCTCGACACCCAAAATTCTCGGGTCGAGCGTTGGATTGCCTCGGTTGAGGAGATGGCCGGGCTGGCGGCAACCATTCCGGTCGCGCCCGGCTTCATTCACACGCGTGCTGCAGCGGAGATCATCAACACCCTCGTCTTCGCCCAGATGCTCACGGACTTCGTCACGATCACGGCGGCAGCCGGTACCGGGAAGACGATGGCTTGCAAGCAATTCGCGGCCACGCGTTCAAACGTCCACATGGTGACCGTCAGTCCGCATACGAAGACGGTCCACGGCATGCTGATGGAGCTGGCAACCGCCCTTGATCTTACGCAGCACAATCCGGCAAAGCTGGTCCGTTCGATCGGTAACCGTCTGGCGCGGTCGGAGAACACCCTCCTCATTGTCGACGAAGCGCAGAACCTCATTGACGCTGCGGTCGATCAACTCCGCCATTTCGTAGACTGTTACGGCTGCGGACTGGCGCTGGTCGGCAACGACGAGATCTACACGCGCTTCGCAAGGCGCACGGACGGTCCGTCCTATGCGCAGATCAAGCGGCGGATCGCCAAGCGCGTTCGGTTGCCGAAGCCACCCGCAGAGGACATCGGCAAGCTGCTCGACGCTTGGAAGATCGAAGATCCGGATGCCCGCAAATTCCTGACCGGTATCGGCATGAAAGACGGCGCGCTCGGGCAGATCGACAAGACGATCAAGCTGGCGGTCATGCGGTCGGAAGGCGCGCCGATCGACGCGGGTATGCTGCGCAAGGCCTGGTCGAACCGCGACGTGGAGGGGTTGTGATGGCCGCGCTTTCACGCACCTCACCGATTGCCCCGGAGATCGGACTACTCGCCGAGCTTCTCGCCCAGAACACAACCGAGACCGGCCTGACGTTGCCGGTAGACCGTGCCGAATGGCTACTCGAACGTCTCGACCTACTCAAGCGGCAGATCGCCAATCTCGAACATGAGTTGGGCGCGTTCCGAGTGAGTGAAAACGGCAAGGCCGTGGCCGCCGTTCTCGACGATCTCAGCCTTGAAGTCATGCAGCACGGTGTTCTTGAAGCTGCGGCCAGCGAACCCCGGATCATTTACCCGCAATTCGGCAAGGGAGGGTCTTCAAATGGCAAGGCTTGAGTATGTCTCCGACCACTTGAAAGAGGTTACGCGCGCCGTAAAGGAGTGCCGCCACGGCGGTCTTCACATGGACGGCGAGAACCTCGAAAGCTTCATCGCGCGGCTCCAGCAACTGACCGGCATGGCGGTAGACCTAGAGAACGCGCTCAGCCGGGAGACATGGAACCGCAGGGCTGCGGGTGATGCGTCTATGAAAGCGAAACGCGAGGCCGCCGTCCTTGCCGCGATGCAGATCCCCGGCACCAATATCCGGCTGTTTCCGGTCGTGCCGCGTCCCAGGCCGCAACCCGGGCGTAACGGTGGAGGTGATGCGGCATGATCCAGTCGCCGCCCCCTGAAGCCGTGGAGTCTGACATTGATCGCATGGCCGACGCGACCACGGACCTGGTCATGGAGCGGCTGCACATCATCGTCCGCAAGGCGGTGACATTGGAAGTCAGCCACGAACTCGCAGATCAGCGCGCGCAACTCGACGAAGAGCGGTGCGAGCTGGACCGCATGAGGCGGGAGCCGCTTTCCCCGCCCCGGATCCCGCCTCATGCCCTGGTCGCGGCGGCAGCTAAGGTCGCCACGGCCGCCCTCAAACTCGAAAACGACAAGTTCTCGCGTGGCGAGCGCTCCGCTCAGGCGGCGCTCGACGCGGCTATCGACGAACTGCGGAGCGCCTATCGCGCCTATTCCGCCATCCATCCCCCGAAAGGACTTTGACATGACCGACGCAATCATCCTCGACGAAAGCAAGGCCGAGACCACCGGCATTATCGACGTCAACGGCAAGCCCTACATGGCCGATGCACGGGGCAATCTCGTCCCTTGCGAAACCATCAAGGCGGCCGACAAGCTGGAAGACGAGCAGGTGCGCAAGATCATGGGCTTTGCCCGCGACCTCTCCGACCAGATCGCGCGGTTTCGCGGCCATACCATGACTGACCTGGGCGAGCTCGATGCACTGCTCGAACAGGACTACGGCGTCACCAAGGGCGGCAAAAAAGGCAACAGACCCTACCAGACCTTCGACGGGCTCATGCAGGTCAAGGTGCAGGTCTCCGACTTCGTCGACTTCGGTTCGCAGCTACAGATCGCAAAGCAGCTCATCGACGAGTGCCTCAATGAATGGGCCGCCGACAGCCGGCCCGAGATCCGCGCCATCATCACCCGTGCCTTCAACACCGAGAAGGAAGGCCAGGTGAACCGCTCGGAGATTTTCATGCTGATGCGGCTCGACATCGAGGACGCGCGCTGGCAGCGGGCCATGGACGCAATCCGCGACGCCATGCGGGTAACCGGCAGCCGCGAATATGTCCGCTTTTACGAGCGAGCGGAGGTGACCGATGGATGGAAGGCAGTGACGATCGATCTCGCCAAGGCAGGTGCGTGATGGGCAGCGCAATTGAGACCTTGGGATATCCTAGCCGCACGGCCGCCGTCGTCGCGCTTCGTGCGCAGGGTCTGACCACTAGAGTAATCGCCGCAAAGGTCGGAATTGACCCCAAGACCGTGAGCGCTCTGGAAAACAGTGCCTCGCGGGCATCTGTCGCCGGTAATCGCACGCGTCGCTGCAGCAACTCAGTTGAGTTCGACTATGCGCTTCGCGAGCAACTCCGGAGACACGCGCGTGTGCGGGATCTTTCAGTAGAAGCCCTTGCCCGCCTGATCCTTGAAACGGTCGTCTACAGCGATCTCGTCGATGCCGTTCTTGATGACGGAAAGGCAGGTGCGTGATGAGCGAGCGCCTCCTGTCCGCAAAGGCCGATCCGATCGCCAGCGAGATCTGCGCGTTGCTGAACGGCCTTCCCCTCAACGAAGGCCTCTCGGTTCTGATCTCCATTCTCGCCGCCACCCTCAACGGCCAGGCCGGCGAGTTCGAAGACGCCGAAATGCTCTACCAGGCGACTTGCGAGGATCTCCGCGAGATCATGATGGGCGGCCGTCAGGGTGAATATACGGAGGGACGCCTGCAATGAACCGCAACGCCCTCCTCGCCCGCGCTGACTGGCTTGAGCAGCAGCTTGAAACCCTGCCCGAAAGCGAGGTCGATTTTCTCAATGATCGAACCGGCTGGGAGCGGGAACGTCTGGCGTTCTCGAAAGCTCTGTCTCGCATCGAAGCCGAGATTGGCCGTCTTGATCCACCCGGCAGGCTGACCTTCGAAGTGCTCTCGATGATGGGCGTACGGGCGACCTGCACGGAAGGCGGCGCACCTCTTCTTCGGGCTTGGGTTCGACGGGCCCGAGCAGCCGCAAGCAACACGAAGGCAGCTTGAGATGGGCGCGCGGCGGGAAGAGGACACGCTTTTCGCCTGGCGCGACGAACAATTCCGCAGGCGGCGGACGTTCGAAATGGAAGCCGAACGGCGGAACCTGATCGATCAGATCAAAAGGCTCAAGCCGAGGTCCCACCGCCGCATCGATCTGGAAGCGCGGCTCAAGATGTTGACCGCCGATGTCCTGGAACTGGAGACGAGACGATGACTGCCATCAAAGCTATCCACGCCGGCCTTCGCCAGCTCGGCATCGCCGAGGACGACGCCCGCGATCTTTACGAGCGGCAGACGGGTGCCCGCAGCCTTCGGGCCATGACGCCACGCCAGCACGATGCCGTACTGGGCGAGCTACGCAGGCTCGGTTTCAAACCGGCTTCGAAGGGCGGTCGAAAGCGGCTCGAAGGAAAATATGCCGGCAAGCTGCAGGCGCTCTGGATCGCCGGCTGGAACCTCGGTCTCGTGCGCAATCGGGACGATGCGGCGCTGGAAGCCTTCGTCAAGCGTCAGACCGGCGTCGACGCGGTGCGGTTTTGTCATGACGCGGCCGACGCCCGGGCTGCGATCGAGGCGCTCAAAGGCTGGCTGGCGCGCGACGGCGGTGTCGATTGGACCCGCGACAGCGCCATGGTGGAAACCTACCGGCAGGATGACGCCTACCGCATCGCCTCGGCACAGTGGCTGATGTTGACCGGTGAACCGAAAATCGCCTCTGCGTTCTGGTCGGCCGTTGCCGTGATCATCTCCCGCACGCCAGATCCCTACAGTCCACCGGACCGCGAAGAATGGATCGCGGTTATGAACGATTTCGGGAAGCGGGTCCGCGCACGAAAAGCCTCCAGAAAGGCGGCTGCGTGATGACCGACCCCGCAATCCACGTCTCCGACCGCGCCCTCCTACGCTATCTCGAACGCGGCTTCGACCTCGATATCGAGGCCCTTCGCCGCCACGTAGCTGGCCACTGCATGACCGGCGCCCGCCTCGGTGCTGTCGCCGTCCGGATCGAGCGCGTCAAGTTCGTGCTTGCCAACCACGAGGCTGGAACGACGGTGGTCACCGTTCTCAAGCCCGGATGGCCGGCAAAGGACCCGAGGAGCCTTGGCGAATGAGCTGGCCTTTCGACACCCTCCAGCCGCTCAAATACGGCGTGATCCTCGCCGACCCGCCCTGGGCCTATTTGATGCGTTCGGAGAAGGGCTACGAGAAGAGCCCCGAGTCGCACTACGAGACCATGGACCTCGACACCATCAAGGCGCTTCCGGTGAGCGATCTTGCGGCCGGGGACTGCCTTCTGTTTTTGTGGTCGACCTGGCCGCATCTTCTCCAGGCGGCCGAGGTGATGCGGGCGTGGGGCTTCACGTACAAGACCGGCGGTTCGTGGTTCAAGAAGACCGCGACCGGCAAACCGGCCTTCGGGACCGGCTATATTCTTCGCTCCTCCTGCGAGCCCTATCTGGTCGGCTCGATCGGCCAGCCGTTCATCCGATCGCGCTCCGAGCGGAACGGGTTTGAGACAGATGATCTGAGCGAGATCCCCGATCGCATCGATAGCGTGCGCCGTGAGCACTCGCGCAAGCCACCCGAGATGCGCGAGATCATCGAACGGCTTTGCCCGCATGCCTTCGGGACCGAACTGTTCGCCCGCGAGCCGTGGGCCGGATACGACACCTGGGGCAATCAGACTGAATTGTTCGCGGAGGCCGGATGATGACCTCGCAGCTCATCTGGACGCATCTGCTCGAAACGAAATGGCCGAGTGCCGAGCGCATCTATGTCGACCACGCGCTCAACCTTCTTTCGGTCGAGCATGATGGCGGCATCACCTGGGACACGCTGCAGGCGATCAAGGATCAGGTTTTCGGCCCGGAGGCCGTGGCGATCGAAGTTTACCCGCCGCACTCCCGTGTCGTGAACAGTATCCCGATGCGGCATCTGTGGAAGCTGGGCTCGGACGACTGGTGGCCGGATCTCGGCCGCGAAGGCGCAAGCGAGCCACGCACCTTGCGAGAAACCTATTTCCGGGAGGCGTCGCGGTGATACCCGAACCCGCCCTTTCGGCCGAGCTCAACAAGCTGCTCGGCATGGACGACTTCGTGCGGCTCGCCGAGGCCTTCGGCGGCACGCGGCTGTTCGTGCCTGCGAAAGAGGTGGATACCAAGGTTGAAAGAGCACTCGGCCGCGACGTCGCCCGAAAGCTATCGCGCCGCTATGCCGGCACCTATTTGCGTGTCCCTCTTGCCCGCGAGGAGCGGGCGCGGCAATATCGTGCCCGTGGTCGCTCGAACGCGGAGATCGCACGCGCCCTCGGGATCACCGAGACCGGCGTCGACAAGATCTTCCGCCGCATGCCGGAAACGCCCCGCAAGGGCACCGATCCGCGCCAGGGCCAGCTCTTCCCCCTCGACTGACGATATGACCGCCCGCGCGGGCATGAGACCATGCCGCCAATCCTGACATCCTGCGCATGACGGTCGGGCCTGCCGACCGGTGAAGCAACCCGAACCGGTCGGCCAGAGCCGGCCGGTTCCCGCGCCGGAGCAGCCCTATGACCTCCACTCCTTATGATCCGCGCCTCATCCCCTGGACCGGGGAGAATGAGGGCAAGGTGTTGCGTGCCTATCGCTGCCCAGCGGGCAAGATCACCATCGGCTTCGGCTTCACCTGGGGGTCGAGCCGCTTCCGCGAATGGTGGATGACCGAACGCGGACAGAAACTCAAACTCGGCGATCGCATCAGTGAGGCTGACGCGATCTATCTTTTGAAAGAGGCGATAGACGCGGAATACGCTCCTCCGGTTCTCAAGGGAGCGCCGGACGCCACCCCTCATGCAAAGGACGCCGCGATCGACATGCTGTTCAATTGCGGGATCGGCGCTGCCAGGTGGAGCTGGTTCAAGCTGCTCGCGGCAGGAAAGGTCTCCGCCTCGGCCGAGCGGTTCAAGGTCACCGGAACGACCGCCAAGGGTCGGCGTCTGCCGGGTCTTGTCCGTCGCCGCGCCGAGGGTGCCGCGATCATGGAGTTCAATCGCTGGCCCGCCCATATCAAGGCACCGCGCGCCATGACCGTCGAGGGCCTCCGCAAGTCGAGTGGTTGGCGGCTCGGGGCAGACGACTTTTCGCAGGGTCTGAAATGGCTCGTCGAACTCGGCTATCTGGCTCCAGGCGCAACAGGTGACGACAAGCTGATCACGGCGGCCACCCGCAAATTCCAGGGTGAGCATCCGCAGCTCGACATGGACGGCGTACTCGGTCGGGCAACTCTCGATCAGTTGCAGCGCATCATCGACCTGCGCAAGAAAGCTGGCGGAACGGCGGCTGGCGGCGTGGTGGTTTCAGGAAGCGGGGCCGCCGACAGCACCGCTCAGGTCTCGGGTTATGGCGACTGGCTTCTCTACGCCGGCGGGGCATTCCTGTTGCTGGGGCTCGCGTGGCTTGCCTGGACGTATCGCGACGAGATTTCCATCGCGCTCAAGGGACCTGAGAAGAACGGGAGGGCCATCAAATGATCAGCTTCCTCGGGGCGGTGCTGGTGGTCCTTTTCCTTGTCGGGGGTCTCTTCGTCTGCCTGTCGATGTTCGCGATGAACGTCCTGGCCGAAGCCAATCGGCCGGTCCCCAGGGGCGGCTTCCCTGGCCTCGGCTGGCTCATTCCAGCGGGTGTTTTTGCCCTTCTTCTCATTCTTGCGGGGTTTTGCTGACATGTCTCTCATAGGTGGAATCCTCGCAACGATCGCGGCCGAGGTCGGAGCTCCGATCGTCCGTGATATCCTGACGAAGCGTATCGGCCCGAAGGGTGGAGAACTGGCTGAGGCCGTCATCAAGACGGTGGCCGGCAAGGCCGGCGTCCAACCCGAAGAGCTTGAGACTGTCTCAGAGCCAGATCTTCGCGAGGCTGTTCTCGCGACAGAAGCGGAGACGCCCGAGCTCATCGCCCTCTGGTCTGCCGGTGTCGAAGGTCAGTTCGCCCTCCTGAAGGCCGAGATGAAGGAAGGCTTCTGGCAGTCGGCCTGGCGCTGGGGCTGGATGTATCTGCTCGGCGTGTACTGGACCTTCTACCTCTTGATCTTCCCGATCGTGGAGACGCTCACCGGCGTTCTGATCCAGCGCGTCGATATCACCATCCTGATGACGCTGACCACCTGGTTCATCTCGCTTTACATGGGCGGACACACCATCAAGTCGCTGGGCGAAAGCGCCATCAACGCGGTCAAGAGCTGGAAGGCTGCGCCGTGAACCTCGGAAACTCTGCCTTCGATCTCGCCGAGCTGCGCGCCGAACAGGAGCGCGAAGCCGCCATTCGCGCCGCCGGGCTGGCTGTCTCTCGCCCCGGTTCTCCCGACTGTGTGGAATGCGGGGATCCGATCGGAAATGAACGAAGGGCGGCAGCCCCCTTCGCAACCCGTTGCGTGTCCTGTGCGGAGCGCCAGGAAAGGAACCGGCGTGCTTGAGCCTGTGAAATAGTGGTTGGGGGTCTTTGCTCTGGTGATCTCCGTCGGGGCGACGCTCTACGCCTGGCTGACATCCTCGAGCCGGGTCAACGCCGAACATCTCAAGGGGATGGACGAGCGTTTGGAGGCTTGCAAGGAAACGATCGCCGCATTGGAAAGACGCACCCAGACAGTCGAGCAGGAACTGCGGCACCTCCCGGCCAAGGACGATGTCAACGAGCTGAAGCTCTCCCTGGCGAAACTCGAAGGCACCATCGGGCGCCTCGATGAGAGCCTGAGCGGCGTCAACCGATCTGTTCGCAGGGTGGAGGACTATCTGTCGAGCAGCAAGGAGAAGGGCTGATGAGCTACGAGGAACACCTTCAGGCGGATGCCCGACTGACGATCCTCAAGGAACTGTCGCGGCAGACCGACGGGCGTCTGAACGAAACCGTTCTGACTGCGGTGCTAGACGCGTTTGGCTATCGCAAATCCCGTGATTGGGTCCGCACCCAACTTCGGGCGCTGGAGGACATCGGCGCGATCACTCTCGCCCAGGCCGGAACCGTATTCATCGCCTCCATCACACGCGCCGGACAGGATCACGTCGATCGGCGCACCATTCTCGAAGGCGTGCAACGTCCTTCGCCGGAGGTGTGACATGGCGAAGACCAGGCGGAAGGGCCGCGGGCAGCTCTCGGGTATCGAGCGGCTGCCCGACGAATGTCAGCCGGTTATCGCCTGGGCGGCCCAGGAGTTGCAGAACCGCGAGCGGACGCAAACCGAGATCTACGAAGAATTCTTTGCCAGGCTGCAGGCGATCCAGACAGAACATCGCGGCGAACTGGAATTCGCGATCCCGTCCTTCTCGGCATTTAACCGCTATTCGCTCAAGCTCGCGGTGATGACCCGGCGCCTGGAGGACACCCGGCAGATCGCCAAGACCATCGCGGACCGCTTCGACGCCGGATCCTCCGACGAACTGACCCTGATCGCCGCCGAGGCGATCAAGACGTTGGTCTTCGAGCTGCTGACCGACGCCGGCGAAGGCGGCATCGATCCGAAGGGCGCCATGAACCTGGCTTCGGCGCTCCGCGCGGCGGCTCAAGCCCAAGGTGTCTCCACCGCCCGCCGCCAAAAGGTCGAGAAAGACTTCGCCGAACAGGTCGAGGAAGCCGTCGAGACCGTGGTTCGCGAGAAAGGCATGTCTGAAGAGACCGCCGAAGATATCAAGACCCGCATTCTCGGGGTGCGAACATGAGCGCGCCGATCAGCAAGGAAGAGTGGGAGCGCATCCGGCGCGACTCGATGGCCGCCACGCCGGAGTTGGTCGAACGGCTCGGCCTGCCCGACGTTTTGCTGGGTTATCAGAGCCGCACGGTTGCAAAGCTCGAAGCCGGCACCGCCGTCCTCGTTATCGAAAAGTCCCGACGGATCGGTCTCACCTGGGGGCTGGCGTCCTACGCTGTCCTTCGTGCATCGAGGTCACGATCGGCCGGCGGTATGGACGCGATGTACATCTCCTACTCGCAGGAGATGACGCGTGAGTTCATCGACGCCTGCGCGATGTGGGCGCGCGCTTTTGCGGTCGCCGCTGCCGAGGTCTCGGAGTTTCTATTCGACGACACCGATCCGAAGCACCCGGACGAGACGCGACACATCCAGGCGTTCCGCATTCGCTTTGCCTCCGGCTTTGAAGTCCTCGCCCTCTCTTCCGCCCCGAGGACGCTACGCGGCAAGCAGGGTCTGGTCATCATCGATGAGGCGGCCTTCGTCGATTCTCTCGCCGAGCTGCTCAAGGCAGCGCTCGCGTTCCTCATGTGGGGCGGGCAGGTCGTTGTGTGTTCGACACACGACGGCACCGACAACCCTTTTAACCAGCTCGTCCAGGACATCCTTGGAGGGCGCTCGAAATACGCTCATATGCGCATCGATTTCGACGAGGCACTCAAGGAGGGGCTGTTCGAACGAATCTGCCTTGTAACGGGCAAGGAATGGAGCCCGGCAACAGAGGCGCAGTGGCGCCAAGACATAATCGACTTCTACGGTGATGGCGCCGACGAGGAGCTTTTCTGTATTCCCACGCAGGGCTCGGGCACCTGGCTATCGACACCTCTGATCGAAGCGCGGATGACGGTTCCCCGCGAAGACGCCCCGATCCTGAAGCTTGAACTACCAGCCGACTATCTCCAACTCCCCGAACTGAAGCGCCGGTCGTTAATCGCGCCGTTCCTCGAGGAGTTATCCGCTGCCCTCGACGGGCTCGACAAGTCAGCGCTGCACGCGCTCGGCTATGACCCTGCCCGACGAAACGACCCGGCGATTGCCCACCTTCTCCGCGTCTCCGACAACCTCGACCGCGTTTCGGCGCTGACTGTTGAAATGCGAAACGTGCCGTTCGCCGAACAAAAGGCGGTGCTGCGCGACATCATCAGATCCGGTATCCGCTTCGTAGGTGCGGCGATCGACGCCACTGGCATGGGCATGAACCTCGCCGAGGATCTCGGTCGAGAGTTCGGCATCCGTGAGGATAGCGACGGCGCGGGTCTGATCTGGCAGGTCACCCTTTCCACTACCTGGTACAACGAACACATGCCGCCCCTGAAGACGGCGTTCGAAGACGGCACGATCGCGCTTGCCGCCGATCCCGAACACGTCATGGACCTGCGATTGGTTAAGATCGTTCGCGGTATTCCCTCAATTCCGGCCGAACGCGAAGGCGAGAAGGGCGCCAAGAGACACGGCGATTTCGCAGTCGCCCTGGCGCTCGCTCATTTCGCCACGAAAATGGAATGGCGCGAATTCGCCTACCGAACCGCCCAGCCGAAACCGTCCCGCTTCGAGGAGCGCGCCGGGCCGGCTGACGAGAGCGGCTGGAGCGATCGGCCGGATGAACGAAGCGGCCGATTCCGCATGGCATCGTTGCGCCGATCGAGAGGACTATACTGATGGCGATGGACTGGTACGACGCTTACGGGCGCAAGGTGAGCACCGTCGCGCTCAAGAATGAGCAAGGCGGGCCTTCGATGCGCGGCGTCCGGCGACCCGATGCACTGCATCCTGCAGCGGGCCTTACGCCTGGACGGCTGGCGCAGATGCTCCGGAACTCGATCGACGGGACGCCCGAGGACTATCTGGCGCTCGCCGAGGACATGGAGGAGCGCGACCTTCACTACGGTTCGGTCATCCAGACCCGCAAGCTGCAGGTCGCAGGACTCGAGATCACCGTCGAGGCGGCGGGCGACGATCCCAAAAGTGTGGAGCATGCCGATCTGGTCCGCGCGGTCATCGAACGCGACGAGTTCGAGATCGAGCTGCGCGACATTCTCGACGCCACCGGCAAGGGATTTTCCTGCACCGAAATCATCTGGGACACATCGGAACGGCAGTGGATGCCGAAGCGGTTGTGCTGGAACGACCCCAGATGGTTCGAGTTCGACCGCACCGATGGCGAAACCCCGATGCTGCGCGGAGACGATGGACCGGAACCGCTCAAGCCCTATGGCTGGATCTACCATTCCTTCAAGGCCAAGTCCGGCCTGCCGATCCGTGGCGGGCTCGCGCGCGGCGCCACCTGGTCGTTCCTGTTCAAGTCGTTCACCCAGAAGGACTGGGCGATCTTCTGCGAGGCTTACGGCCAGCCCCTGCGGCTCGGGAAGTACGGACCGGGTGCGACCGATGACGACAAGGATGTGCTTCTCCAGGCGGTCGCCAATATCGGCACCGACTATGCGGCCATCGTGCCGGCGTCGATGGCCGTCGAGTTCGTCAAGGCCGACGTAACCGGAAGCCACTCCTTACACGAGGACCGTGCCGACTGGCTCGACCGGCAGGTCTCCAAGCATGTCCTCGGGCAGACCTCGACCACAGACGCGCAGAAAGGCAGCTACGCGGTCGGCTCGGTGCATGACAGGGTGCGCGATGATATCGAGAAGGCCGACGCGAAGGCGCTTGCCGCAACGCTCAACCGCGATCTCGTGCGGCCCTTGGTTTCCCTCAACTACGGACCGCAGAAGAGCTACCCCAAAATCAAGATTGGCCGACCCGACGAGGAAGACGTCGACAAGCTGGTCGAAAACGTCGCCCGCCTCGTGCCCCTTGGCCTCAAGGTCGGGATGGCGACAATGCGCGACAAGCTCGGCCTTCCGGACCCCGGCAACGATGAGGAGCTGCTGCAGTCCTCTCCCCCCGCGCCACCTCAGGCGAAAGACGGCAAGACACAGTCCGACCAGATGATCGCAAACGAGGACCCACCGTCCGACCCGGCCGCGCTCTCGGCACGTGGCTCCAGGCGCGGCGATGCGATCGACGAAACGGCCGATGCCCTGTCACGTGACTGGGAGCCGCTGATTGGCCCGATCGTGGCCGGGCTGGATCGCGAGATCGCAGAAGCGACCAGCCTTGAAGAGGTCCGGACAATCCTTCGAAGACGGCTTGAAGGTCTTTCAAGCGATGCGCTTGGTGAGGAGCTGGCGCGCGCGGTCTTCGCCGCCCGCCTGTCCGGTGAGGCTGACGAGGAACTGGCGTGACGCTCAAGTTCGATCCGGTCCCGCCGCTCGACGCCATCCGGGCACTTCGGGCGCGTGGCGGGAAGCTCGATCCCACCTTCTCATGGCTCGATCGCTGGCAGGACGATCACGCCGCGATGTTCACCGTGGCGAAGTCGGCGGGCTACGACGTGCTCGGCGACATTTACGAGGCTCTGATCGCCGCACTCCAGGAGGGCCGAACCTTCCGCGACTTCGCCCGCGATCTCACGCCGCTTCTCCAGGCGAAGGGGTGGTGGGGCCGCCAGCTGGTCACCGATCCCGAGACGGGTGAACCGACCGCCGCGCAGCTCGGTTCGGCCCGCCGGCTTCGCACGATCTTCGATGCCAATATGCGCGTCTCCTATGCCGCCGGCCACTGGGCGAACTTCGAGCGGCACAAGGCGCGCCGCCCCTGGCTGCGGTATGTCTGCATCCTGGACGACGCGACGCGCCCCACCCACCGCGCCAGGCATAATCTTGTCCTGAAGGTCGACGATCCTTACTGGGATCACTGGGCGCCGCCCTGCGGATGGAATTGCCGATGCACGCTCCAAAGCCTGTCCGACCGCGATATCGACCGGCTGCTCGCCCAGGGCGAACGCCTGGTCTTCGATCCGCCGCCACTCGATTTCCGGCCCTTCATCAACAAGCGCACCGGCGAGATCAGCGAAGTGCCAGACGGCATCGATCCGGGCTGGGATTACAATCCCGGCAAGGCGGGCTGGAGCCGCGTACTGGAGGCCACCCAGGCGACGATCGACAGCGGCGGTCCCTGACCAGGTGAAGTGTCCGTCCTCCCCCTTTTACAAAACTTGCCACACAGCGCAGTTGCGCGTCCGGATGGGCGCGTATACCCTCCGAAGGGCAAACGGTCGCTCACGGGCTTTGAAAGTCCTTCGAAAACGATTTGGCGAGCGACCCTCACCCCCGATATGACCTCCCCTGCATCATGCCCGCTCCGGCGGGCATGATTTGCAAGCGCAATCGCGGCGATGTTCGTCGCCATGGATACCCCTCGTCACCTCATCGTCACGGCGCTCGACGCCGAACTGCCCGGTCCGGTTACCGCGCTCTCGTCTGAATTGCCGGCTGCCGCAGGCGGCTGGCAGCGCATTCTGCCGGCCGGTCAGTTCTCGGCGCGTGACGGTCGCGGACCTTTCGTCCTCGGTGACCGCGCCAATATGGAAGCGATCGTTGCGGCCACCAGCGCCTATCACGGCGAGACCGACATCGTGGTCGACTACGATCACCAGGCGCTTGCCGTCATGGAGCCCAAGAGTGGCAAGACGGCCAAGGCCGCCGGCTGGGTGAAGGGTGTCGAAGTCCGCGACGACGGGATCTGGGCGGACATCGAGTGGACCGCCGCCGCCGCCGAGGCCATCCGCAACAAAGAGTACCGCTATCTCTCTCCGGTCGTGCCTCACGATGCCAAGGGCAACGTGAAGATGATCCTCGGTGTGTCGCTCACCAACGTGCCGGCTTTCCATATCGAGGCGTTCAGCGCCGCCCATCCGTTTTCACAAACCGACAGGACCAAGACCATGGACAAGATTCTCGCAGCCCTCGGCCTCGCCAAGGACAGTGGGGAGGACGCCGCCCTCTCCGCCCTCAATGCGCTCCTGACCGCCAACACGGCCCTCGCCACGGCCCTCGGGCTCGGCAAGGATGCGAAGCCGGCCGATATCCAGGCCGCCGCGCTTTCCGCCGTTTCCGATCGCAAGAAGCTGGTCGACGCGGCGGGTGGTGCCGACGGAAAGATCGACGATGCGGTCGCAGCTCTGGCCGCGCGCGTCCAGGCCGGTAATCCGGACCCAACCAAGTTCGTGCCGATCGAGCAGGTTACCGCGCTCCAGGCCGATATCAAGAAACTGCGCGAGGACACCACGGCAGCAGCCGCAGAAGAGGCCGTCGACAAAGCCATGAAGGCCGGCAAGCTGGCTCCGGCGCTGCGCGACTGGGGCATCGCGATGTTCACCGCCAACAAGGACAAGTTCGAAGAGTTCGTCGGCGCAGCTCCCGAACTCACCGAACGCCAGCTCAAGCCTGCCGCCCGTCCGGGCGAACAGACCGCCGCGCTGACCGCCTCCCAGGCAGAAGCCGCCAAGGCGCTTGGCCTCGATCCCAAGATCTACGCCGCGACGCTGAAGGCGGAAGCCGAAGCCGCCGCCTGACCGAAACACTGAACCTCCACCTGTACCGCCGACTGGCGAAAGGAACCTGACATGACCGCACTCGCAGCCGATCGCAACACGCCCCGCCGGCAGGGCGACCTCCTCAACGGGCTGCTGGCGGCCAGCGTGGCCGTCTTCGGTGGCGCGATTGTCATGCGCAATGACGCCGGCTACCTGACCAAGGGGGCGACCGCCACCGGCCTCGTCGGCGTCGGCGTCGCCCAGGAGCGCAAGACCGGCGGGGCTTCTGCCGGCGACGAGACGTTGAACTACCGGAAAGGCATTTTCCGCTTCGCCAATTCCGCCTCGACCGACGAGATCACCATCGCCGAGATCGGCAAGCTCTGCTTCGTCGTCGATGACCAGACAGTGGCCAAGACCGATGGTTCCGCCGCTCGATCGCCCGCCGGCTTCGTCGCCGACGTCGACGCCATCGGCGTCTGGGTCGAGTTCGACGAGACGCGCGTCCAGTCCCACCTCGCCGGTCTCGCCAACCCCGTCTGATCGCCTGACCTGACAGGCCTGAGCTAACACGGGGCAGGAGCGCCCCACCTACAAGGAAGCAACACCCATGCTCGTCAACGCTGAAAACCTCAACGCCCTCCGCGCCGGTTTCAAGACATCATTCCAGGGCGGCCTCGGCATGGCATCGACCATGCACACCCAGGTGGCCACCATCGTCCCCTCGTCGCTGAAGACCCAAAAGTACGGCTGGCTCGGCAAGTTCCCCTCGGTCCGCGAGTGGATCGGCGCACGCGTCGTTCATGCGCTCGAACAGCACGACTACTCGATCACCGAGAAGCCCTGGGAGCTGACCATCGGCGTCGACCGCGACGACATCGAAACCGACAATCTCGGGATCTACACACCGATGTTCCAGGAGATGGGTGAATCGACCGGCTCCAAGTGGGACAGCCTGGTCTATGCCCTGCTGAAAGATGGTTTCACCACTCCCTGCTACGACGGCCAGAACTTCTTCGACACCGACCACCCGGTTCTCGACGAGAACGGAGAAGAAGTTTCCGTCTCCAATACCGGTGGCGGCTCGGGCACGCCGTGGTTCCTGCTCTGCACCAACAAGGCGCTCAAGCCGATTATCCTGCAGAAGCGCAAGGACTTCGAGTTCGTGGCCAAGGACCGGATCACTGACGACACCGTGTTTAACAACAGGGAGTTCCAGTATGGCGCCGATGCCCGCGCCAATGTCGGCTTCGGCTTCTGGCAGCAGGCCTACGGCTCGAAGCAGACACTGAACACGGCGGCCTACGCCACGGCCCGCGCCGCGATCTCCGGCATGAAGGGTGACAACGGCCGCCCGCTTGGTCTGATGCCGAACCTGCTTGTCGTGCCGCCTTCTCTCGAAAGCGCCGCTCGCAAGATCCTCAACTCGGAATACGCCGCCGGCGGCGAGACCAACGAGTGGAAGGGCACCGCCGAACTGCTCGTCTGCCCCTGGCTGGCCTAGCCGCCAGGCGCTGCCACCAACAATTCCCGCGGCCCTCCGATCATGGAGCGGCCGCGGGTCTTCCGAAAGTGGCCGGTGCCCGGCCTTTTTCGCAAGACCCGAAAGCGAGGACGAACATGGACGATCTCACCCGCATCAAAGGTATCGGCGCAGCAACCGCCAAGAAGCTCGCCGCAGCCGGCTATGCCAGCTTCGCCGACCTGGCGAACGCCGCTCCCACTGAGGACACACTTGCCGGCATCGCCAATTCGCCCGAACAGTCGGCCGCCTGGATCGAAGCCGCCGGCACGCTTGCTGCCGAGGCGTCTCCGCCGTCCGGCGACGAGGCCGGCCAGCAGGTTCCAACCCATACTCCCGAGAGCGAAGACCGTGGCGGCGGGGGCGGCAATCCGGCCGCTCCCGTCGGCGAAACGCTTCCTGCGGGTAATGGCGCTGCCGCCGCCGGCGCGGAGCCAAAACAGGGCGATAAGGCGCTCGACGTTCCAAACTGGGCGAAAAAGCTTGCAGCCGAGAACCTTCGCGCAATCTGCCCTTTGCTCATCGCGGCACTGGATGAATGGGGCACTGAGACCGAGACTCTTCCCACTTCCCTGATCATCAGCTCGAAGCGTGAAGGCTTTCGCCGCGCCGGCATCGCCCACACCCGGGCCGAGGTTTCCCATGAGATCGGCGCGTTCACCCTCGACCAGATCGAACAGCTGCTCGCCGAGCCGGTTCTCAAGGTGAGGCTCGCTTGACCTACGTCACCCAACAGCAGCTGATCGACCGGTTCGGCGAGAAGGAGCTGATCCAGCTCACCGACCGCGTCAACCGACCGGCGACCACGATCGACGACACGGTTGTCGATGGTGCTATCGCCGACGCGGTGGCGCTCGTCGATGGCTATGTCGGAAAGGTCTACAAGCTGCCGGTTTCCCCGGTACCGACCGTGCTTACCCGGATGTCGGCCGATATCGCCCGCTACTACCTGCATGGCAAGTCAGCCGACAAGGACGGACCCGTCCACCGCGCCTATCTCGAAGCCGTCGCCTGGCTGAAGGACGTGTCCAAGGGCCTGGTCTCGATCGACGCCGATGGAGTGGTTTCCGCGCCTGCCGGCGGCGGTTCAATCCGCGCCAAGACCGGTGACCGCGTCTTCACACGCGACAGCCTGAAGGGCATGTGACGATGGCGCGCGGGATCCAGCTCACGGTCGACGACGCGGAAGTGATCGGCAAATTGTCGAGCCTGCAGCGCGCGGCCGACAACCCGGCTGCGATCATGGCGGCCGTCGCGCCCTATCTCGTCCAGACCACGCGCCGGCACTTCGAGACCCAGCGCGGTCCGGACGGTCCCTGGCCGCGTCTCTCCCCGCGTACAGCCAACAGGCGCATTGGCCGCCGCCGGCGCGGCTACGAAAACATGCTGCGCGTGACCGGCCGCCTCTACAATTCGATCACCGGTGACTCGGGCGCGGACTTCGCACTCGTCGGCTCCAACCTTCCCTACGCCGCAATCCATCAGTTCGGCGGCACGATCGAGATGCCCGAGCGGCAGCAGGACATCTACCAGAACTACGATGCCCGCACCGACACCTTCGACCCGCGCTTCCGCAAGCCGGGCCGGTCAAACTTCGCGCGGACAGTCAAAGTCGGTGCCCACACCGTCACCGTTCCGGCACGCGCCTATCTCTATCTGGACGAGACGGACCGTGCCGAAATCGAGGCGATCGCAACGGACGTACTGCGCGACGAGGCGGGCCTGCCATGAGCCTCGTCACTGAAATGATCGCGCGCCTGCAGGCAATCGATCCCTCGCCCTTCGCGCTTATCGAGGGCGCCGTCGAGTTCGCTTCGATCGACAAGGTGCCGCCGGCGGTTCCGGCCGCCTACGTCTTCATCAAGAACGAGGCCGCCGAGGAAAACTCGCGCGCCACCGGCAAGGTTTTGCAGCGGGCGGAGCACGATATCGCCGTCGTCATCATCACGTCCAACGTGTCGGACGCGACCGGTGCGGCCGCTTTCGACGACATCGAGGCGCTCAAGGTCAAGGTCCGAGGCGCCCTGGTCGGTTTTGTGCCGGAGAGCTCGTCCGGCGATCCGCTCGAATATGTCTCGGGGCAAATCCTGAGGTTCCGGTCCGGCACCGTCTGGTTCGAAACCGTCTTCGCCGCCGCCAGCTACATCGAGGAGCAATCATGACCGGAAAGAAACCCATCGACCGTCCCTACGAGGGGCGCCGTGGCGGCCGCTATGTCCGCGCTTCACGCGACGAGACGCCACGTCCAGAAGCCGCCGCTGCGGCGGACGCGCTCAACGAGACAGAGGCCATGCCGGCCGATGCAGGTGAGACACCTGGCCCAGAGACCACTGAAACAGCCAAGGGCGGCAAGCCGCCCCGCAACAGGAGCTGATCATGACCCGTTACGTCCGCAAGCTCGCCGTCCTGGCGAAGATCGAAGCGACCTACGGCACCGATGCCGCCCCAACGGGAGCCGCCGACGCGATCCAGCTGCTCGATGTGAACTTCACGCCTCTCGAAGGAACCGAAGAGAGCCGCGACATCATCAAACCCTATCTCGGCCATCCGGGTGTCATCCTGACGGGCATTCACCAGATGATCGAGTTCGGCGTCGAGATCGCAGGCGCAGGTGACGCGGGCGATGTTCCCGGTTACGGCGCGCTGCTGCGAGCCTGCGGCTTGGCCGAAACGGTCACCGCGAGCACCGACGTGTCCTATGCGCCGGTTTCGGAAGCCTTCGAGGCTGTGACGCTTTACTATTTCCTGGACGGCGTCCGCCACATCATGCTCGGCGTGCGGGGCAATGTGACGATGGACTTCACGTCCAAGAAGATCCCGCGCTTCCGCTTCAAGATGACCGGTCTTCTCGGAACCGTCTCCGACCAGGCGCTGCCGGCCGCGACCTATGCAGGCTTCGCAAAGCCGGTGCCGGTCTCCAAGGCCAACACAACCTTCTCGCTCCACGGTTATGCGGGTGCGACGGAAAGCGTTTCGTTCGACCTCGGCAACCAGGTCGAGCCGCGCCTGGTCATCAATCACGAAAGCATCCAGATCACCGATCGCCGCGCCAGCGGATCGGCCGTGATGGAAGCCGCACTGCTGGCGACCAAGAACTGGCAGACGATCGCGCTCGGCCACACCGAGGGCGCGCTGGCGCTGGCGCACGGAACGCAGGCCGGCAACATCGTCGAGATCGATGCCGCCAAGGTGCAGATCGGCCGCTACTCGGAATCCACCAGCCAAGGGGTGCTCAACCACACGCTGCCTTTGATGCTCAAGCCGGACACGGGCGACGACGATCTGGTGATCACCGTCCGCTGATCCTGTTTCAACGAGCCTTCGACGGGCCGTTGAGTGCCTCTCACAGACCACTGGAGACCCGAGATCATGAAGTTCACCCTCACCCGCGCGCATCTTTACTGGTGGCCCGTCAAGGTCGCCATTCCGCACCCCGACAAGGACAAGGCCGGCGAGCAGCTCGAAATGACGTTCAAGATGCAGTTCGAGGCTCTTCCGCGCGAGGATGCGGAACGTATCGCCGAAGACATGAAGCGAGATCCCGAAACGGCCGCAAACGCGGATATTCGCCGCGTGGCGCGCGATTGGGACGAGGTGGTCGATGCCGAGGGAAAGGCAATTCCCTTCTCCACCGAGGCGCTCGACGAGCTGATGCAGATCTCCTGGTACCGGATGGCCGTCTATCGCGCCTGGGGTGCGTCGCTGATCGGGGACGCCGCCCGCCTGGGAAACTGAAGGCGGCCGCGCGCGCCTGGGCGCTGGCGAGCAGCGGCCGTCAAGACGAAACGCGGCCGGCATCGATCGACGAAGACCAGGAGGCCGAGTTTGCCGAGCTCGGCGTGGCGATTGTCAAGGAGGAAGCAAGCCATGAAGAGGATGTGTTCGAGGTCTGGGACAACAACCGCGCTTCCTTCGAAGCCTTCATCGCCTGCGACAACCAGTGGCGTATCGCGGCCGGGTTCGGTTTCGTCGCGCGCCTTGGCCTGGAATGGCCGGCCGTCGACATCCTCTTGCGCCGGCGCGGCCTCGGTGACCGCCAATTCGAGGATCTCGTGGTGATGGAAGACGCCGCCCTCGAAGTCTTTGCGGAGGACCGCAGCTGATGGCCACCACGCCGCCGCTCAACGTATCGCTACTCATCACCGCCAACGCTTCGGGTGCGTCGGCGGCCGTCGCCGAGACGAAGCGGGAAGTCCAGTCTGTCGGAGAGACCGCGCGGGCCACCGGCGGCGCCCTCAACCAGCTCGGTACCGCCAACGACAATGCGGCTGCCGCTTCGCGCCGGGCCAGCGAGGCCGCAAGGGGCCAGGCAGCGGCCGAACGGGATCTGCGCGCAGCGGTCGCCTCATTTGCCGGCATCCGGCCGGAGGCAAGCGGTGCGGAATACGCAGGCCGTCGCGCCGATATCGAGGCTTATGGCGCGGCACTCGACCAACTCCGGGCGAAATACAATCCGGTCTTCGCCGCGTCGAAGGCCTATGAGCGTGAACTCAACGACTTGAACAGGGCGCTGTCTCTCGGAGCGGTCACGGCGCGAGAGCACGGAGCGGCCCTGGAGGCGCTGAACGCGCGATACACCGCAGCAGGCACGGCCAGCGCGGTCTATGCCAACCAGGCCGGCATGGCGCGCATGCAGACGGCCAACCTCGCCTTCCAGTTCCAGGACATCGGAACGATGATGGCGAGCGGGCAGAATCCGTTCATCCTGCTTGCCCAGCAATTGCCGCAGGTGACCATGTATGGCGGCCAGCTCGGCGGCGTCATGGGCGCTCTCAAGGCCACCCTCGCCGGCTTCGTCTCACCGCTCGGTCTTCTGACCACCGGATTTGTGCTCGCAGGCTCGGCCGCGATCTCTTATTTCGCGGACGCCGGCGACGAGGCGGCGGCTGCCGACAATGCGCTGCGCGAGCATCAGGACCAGATCACGCGGGTGGCCAAGGAATGGGGTGACGCCATTCCGGCGCTGAAGGCTTATGCCGATGAACTGGAGCGCTCCAGATCGGCGGCCGAGCGTGACGCGGCGATCAAGGAGAGGCAGACCGACCTCTACCAGGACTTCAAAAACAACCTACCCGACCTGGCATCAGGTATTGGCGACGTGGTTCTGACGCTTAACCAGCTTGGCGACGAGAGCGGTGCAGCGGATACGTTGAGCGACGCCTTTGAGCGGCTCGACAAGAGAGTGAGTGAGGGCAAGGCGAGCATCAGTGACTATCGGGCGGTCCAGGATGCTCTCGCTGCTATCCTCGAAAACTACGCGACGCCAGCCGTTCAAGATCTGGCAGACGAACTCGACGAACTCGCCAAGTCCTACAACAAGGCCGCATACGCTGCCCTTGGTCTTGAAGTCGAAAGACAGAAGCTCCTCCGCCCGGCCAATCGGCGAGCCGAAGACGATTCGCTCGCCGCTTACGACGCCATGCGGAAGGCAAATCAGGATTACATCGCCGCGCAAGAGCGCCGAAACGCCCTTACCGGTGACCAGCTCAAGCTTGAGAACGAAATCGCGCGCGTGAGAAGTGAGGTCGAACGCGCGGGAGGCTTTCTCGGCGAGGATCAGCTTCGCGACATTGCGACCGCCAATCTGGCCGCCGACGCTCGGCAAAGTCCACGCCGGCGACGCAGCTCGCCCGCAGAGCGCGAGGCTGAGCGCTATGCCGACATCATCCGAAACGCCGAGCAGGCGATCGCCATGCAGCGCCTGGAGGCGGATTCCTACGGCATGACGGAAATCGCGGCCGACCGGCTGCGACAGCAGGAGGAGCTGCTCAACCAGGCGCGCAGCGCCGGCATCGATCTCACACCGGAACAGATCGCGCGGCTCAAGGAGCTGGGCACAACGCTCGCCGACGTCACCGCCGAGACCGAACGCCAGGGCGAGGCGCTGGCGATGCAGAGAGGCCTCTGGGGCGATGCGATCGGCGGGCTTCGCCAGGCGGCGGCCGACGGCAAGATCGAACTCCAGGAGCTCGGTGATATCGGCATTCGCATGTTCGATCGCCTGATAGACAAGATGCAGACCGACCTCATCGACGCTTTGGGCGCTCTCGGCGGTGGCGGGTTCGGCTCGATCCTGTCCGCAATATTCGGCGGCGGCGGCGGCTTTAAACCCAACACAACATTCGGCGCTTTTCTCGGACTGGACGACGGCGGCTACACCGGCTCCGGAGGCCGGTTGCAACCCGCCGGGTACGTGCACAGGGACGAGTTCGTCTTTTCCTCCCCGGCCGTTCGAACGATCGGCGTGAGCAAGCTCGACCGGATGCACAAGGCTGCCAAGAGCGGACGGGGCTTTGACGACGGCGGATGGACAGGTGACGGAGCGCCAGCGGGTTCCTCTTCGGCGGGAGCCGGTAGCCGGGCGGGCATGATGCGCTTCGAGCAGAACATCTACATCTCAGGAGCGGTGACACCGCGCGAGATCATGGAAGCGATCGAGCGCGGTACGGACGCGGCGGTGGCGCGAGCTCGTGAGGAGTTCCCCGTCAATTACAATCAGAACAAGCAATACGGATTGATTGACTGATGGCTGTAACGGTCCTGCCCTTTCCGGATTTGCCCTTCGAGAAGTTCGAGATGCGCCCGATCGCCCCACAGGACATCTCGCCGATGGAGGAACGCGGCACCGAAAGCGCCGACTACGGCACGGCCTACTGGGTACTCGACGCCGCGCAGACGCCGAAGCTGACCAATGAAGAGGTCGATGTCGCCGACACGTTCTTTCAACAGGCGTCCCCGGCCCTGACGGTCTTCGAGTGCCACGATATCTACCGCCCTCGGCCGCGCGCCTATGGCGGTACACCGCTGGGCGGCAACCGCGCCAACGGCAGCCCGTTCGACGGCACCGCCACGCTCTCCCAGATCACCGACAGCCTGACGATCAACGTCTCCAATCTCCCGGCAGCGTTCGCCATCAACAAGAGCTGTCTTGTCGAGATCCGCAAGTCGCCGACCGTGCGGTCGCTGCATCGGGTCATGAGTGCGGCGGTGGCCAATGGCAGCGGAGTGGCGACCCTTTCGATCCGCCACCCGCTCGACACCGGTGTTTTCACGGCGGCCAACTCGATCGTCGTTTTTGAGAAGCCGAGCTGCCTGATGAAGCTCAAGCCAGGCTGGAGCCTGCCCAAGGGACGCGGCGACCGTCGCGCCCGCTTCTCGGCCGAGGAGGTATTCCCCTATGCCTAGCCTCGACCCCGCTCTTAAAGCTCAGCTAGAGACGGGCCAGATCAAGTTCCAGCCACTGGTCCGGATCGACTTGCCGGGCAAGACTGCGGCCTATCACGCCGGCGGCCGGTCGTTCACCTGGGCGGGGCTTGAATACCTGCCGAACCGTTTCATGAAGCCCGACGGGCTGAAGGAAGGGCTCGGCAATGAGATCGCAGAGCTGAAGCTGATCTTTTCCGACGTGCCGACGCCGAACCCGGACGATGCGATCGCCAGCATCGAAACCTACAACTACATGCGGGCGCCGGTGACCGTCTCCTATCTCGGCGGCAACCCGATCACCGACAAGGCTCTCGGCGTGCTGATCACCCGGTTCTACATGATCGCCGACGTGCAGTTCAAAAAGAGCCCGCGCGACGAGAACGGGCGGCGCACGGTCACGCTCGAAATTACCCTGAAGGCCCAGGGCGCGCGCGAAAAGGGTTTCACACCGGCCAAGGCATCGACGGCCGATCAGCAGTACCACAACGACGCGACCGACACGTTATACGAATATGCAGCCGTCGCGCGGGAATGGCAGGTGGAGTTCGGGCAACGATGACACACGCTGCTCTCACCCTTCCCTCCCGTGCGGCGATCACCACGCGGATCCTCACCGAGGCGCGCCGCGCGCCCTACGCCTTCGGCGTCAACGATTGCTTCTTCATGGGGCTGCGCCAGATCGACGCCATCCAGGGGACAGCGCACGCGGAGGAGCACAAGAGCGTTTACTCGACGCTTTCCGGCGCGCAGCGCGCCTTGCGCCGACGGGGACATAAGAGCCTGGTGACGTACTACGCCACCCTGCTCCGACCGATCGGCTGGGGCAGCGCCCGGATCGGAGATCTGGCGATCGTGGAGATCGACGGCGCGGAGCATGTCGGCATTCACGGCGGGCTCGGCTGGCATTCAATCACCGAGAGCGGCCCACGGCGCTGGGACCTCCAGCTCGCCAAACAGGCGTTCGGGGTGTAGCCGATGCCGATTTTCACAGCCATCGGCGCAGCGATAGCGGGCGCCCTCTTCGGGGGGTCGGCAATTGCGGCTGCTGTGATCGCCGGTGGCTTGGCCCTCGGCGCCCGGCTGGCCTTCTCCTACCTCAACCGGCCCAAGCCTCAGAGCCAGACGGCGATCCGCAGCCAGGGGCGCGCCGGCGCCGGTATCGACTGCGCCACTCTCTATGGCGAGGACAAGGTGCTCGGGCAGTTGCTCTACTACGCCAAATGGGGCTCCGGAAACAGCCGCAACGCCTATGTCTACAAGCTCGCGGACGGCTGGTGCGACAGCCTGGCGCCCTACGTCTTTATTTTCGGGCAGAGGCTGGCCCTGACCGAAGTGGCGGCCGTGGGCAACGAGGCCGCGCGCTATACGGTCGAGGGCTACGGCAGCGCGCTCGTCATCCGCTTCTACGACGGCCGTCCGGGCCAGCTTGCGGATAGCGAGCTGGTGTCGGCAACGGCGCACCTAGACACGCCCTGGCGATCGACCTCGCGTGGCACCAACATCTGCTACGTCGTCGTCGACCAGACCTATGATGCGGGCGCGTACCAGCAGGGGCTGCCAACGATCACTTTCGTTCTGCGCGGCCTCAGGGAGTACGACCCTCGCCTCGATAGCACCGTGGCGGGTGGCGACGGCCCGCAAAGGCTCAACGATCGTTCGACCTGGGCGTTTACGCAGAACAACGCCGTGCATCGATTGAACTATCTTCTCGGGCAAAAAGGTATGTTGTCCGGCGAGGTGATGATCGGTCCCGGTAAGACCATCGGCCAGATCGAGGTCGCCATGCATATGGTGGCTGCCAATGTCTGCGACACGGAGCGGACGGTCAGCGGCGACACCGTGCCCACCTATCACTGCAACCAGTGGGTCTCATCCGGCGATGACCAGCTCGCCATCCTCAAGAACATTGAGGATGCCATGGCGGGTTATGCGGTCAACGCCTCGGGTCTCGACGGTGTTCTCGCTGGCGCCCCTCAGATCCCGGTGCGGGAGATCACTGCGGCCGATATCCGCGCCGATGGACAGATTACGACTTCGAACCGCAGCCCGGTAGGCCAAGGTTTCAACGCGCTGTCGGGAGACTACAGCTGCCCTGAAACCGGCTTCGAGCCGGAAGGATTGAAGACTGTCACGGTGAACGCCGATGTCGTCAAGGACGGCGGCAAGCGCGCAGAGCGCAACGACTTTCCGCAGGTCAGCAACAACCATATCGCCCAGTATTTGCTCAACATCCGGTACCGTCAGAACCGCAAGGCGAAACGACGTGCCTTGCCTGTCAGCCGCGAGCTGGGTTTCGACGTCGCGATCGGCGAGTGGGTGACCTACGAAGGCCTGACATGGCTGGTCACCAACCGGGACTTTGACAAGACGCTCAGGGTCTATTTACGCCTCGCCGAGACTGGCGCCGATATCTACGACGAGGAAGGCATCGGAGCGGGGCCGGGGGTGGTGCCGTCGCCGGCGCCGTTGAACCCGTCGCTGATTTCCACGGTGGCGAATTTTCAGGCGGCGGCGGGGGTGATCGCCGGCGAGAACGGCGCGCAACGGCCGGCGCTGGAGTTCACCTGGGATGACCCTGAAGATCCGACGATCAACGGCGTCTCGATCGTCTACCGCAAGGCAGGCACTATCGCGCCGGAATATACGGCGTTTACGGATTTCGCATCATCCGGAAAGCTGATCGTGGACAACGGGGTCGCTGGCGACACCTCTTACGAGGCGCGCGCCACTATCAGGACAAACCCGGACCGGTTCAAATCCTACACTCCATGGGTGACGACGGTGGTGGCGACGTCGCCACTGAGCGTCATTCTTCGGGAGGTCGGTGCCGACGTCTACGGCACCTTGACCAGTCTGCGCGCCGAACTCGATGACATTGCCGCGACGTTGACCGATCTCGCGACGTCGTCGGCGCAGGGCCACCTGTCCAACCAGAGCAACATCCAGGACACGATGGCGGTGCTGGGCAGCGCGGTGGCGCTTGTCAGGCAAGAAACGCGCGTACTCGCCAAGGCTGATCTGGCGCTGGCCGAACAGATTACATCCGTTTCCGCTTCTCTCGGCGATCTTCTTGCGCAGGGGCTGTTCAGCATCCAGCCGCAGGCCGGATCCGGCGAAGTGCTCGCTCGGGTGGTGCTTTATGCCCGCGCCAGCATCGAGAACGAGTTCGAAGAAGCCGGCATGGAGTTCCAGGTGAAATCAGTCGGCGGCGTGCTCTCGTCTCAGATCGTGGTCAATACGGACAAACTCATCTTCACCAACGGCGAGTTCGAAAGCCAAGCCATGACGTTTGAAGATGGAGAGCTGAAGGCGCTGTTCGCACGCTTTGGTGCTGGAGTTATCGACAGCATCCTGCAGACGTCAACGGGCAAGACCAAGTTTGGGAATTTCGGCGGTGGCGCCGAAGGTCTCAGGGTGTCGTCATGATGCCGGAGCTTTTCATCGGGATCGACTACGAGGGCGTACCCTGCCTGAAGATCACCAGGGACAGCGCCGATGACGCGTCAACGACGCCGGACAGCGAGCGGGAGAAGTTCGCCTATAACTCGAAGGATGGGGCACTGGCGGAGATTGCCGATATCGCCAGTCCTGTGGTCGATGTCTCGGACGCGGCAGAATGGGGGAACGTCAGGACCATCGTTTACAGCGAGTACACCCAAGAAAAGATCTACTTCTCGCCCCCAACATCCAACGAGTACACCTACGAACGCGCCGCCGTCAGGGCTGTGGCAGGGGGAGTGGAAAGCCCGGACGGCCTGCTGTTCTACAGCACGCGCTATTTCGACAACCTGGTCTACAATTGTCCCATGCTTTCGGATGCCTGCCGCCTGCGGAGCACAGGCCGGTTTACCAGCGTCTACACCCTCGACTACGACTTTTTCATCATCACGTCCGGGTCGTTCGAGTACGCAGATCCAAAGCAGTCCGTTATCGCTAACGACTATTCGGCGGATGCCGGGAGCCTGGCTCTCGAAACTCTCCCGCAAGCTGCATCTGTGTCAGGTGGAATACGTGCCCGCCGGTATTGGGATGGCGCGAGCAACATGGTCGTTCTGCGGAACATTGCTGCGGCTTGCCGGTCCGGTGGCCGAAAGCCTGATGTCCTGTTTGGCCCGATATACGATCAGTTTCAGGTCGTGTGGAACCTGCCGGCGGACAATACGCCTTTGGCGATCGCACCGGATATACCCGGAACATCGGGCGTCGATGCCATCGTAATCAGCCCGACCGAGTTTAAGGTCGCGCGGCCGGGCTATGATGTCGACACGGCCACCTTCGACGAACTCGTCTTCTCGGCGGAGCGGCGGCCTGCAAAGATCATTGCCGCCGGTGACGTTCTCGTGCCCGCTGGCACGACTTACGAGATCGAATGCGGCATCGATCTTCCCGACACGATCGTCGTCGAGCAGGCTACCTATAATGCGGGCATAACATTCCCGTTCCCCTACAATCTCTACATCGATGACGCCTGGAACTTCGAGTACGAGATCTCCGGATCAAAGGTGGTTCTGCACAACGACAAGGGGATCAACTACCGCGTCCGCTACATGGTGCTGGCAACCGACGCTGAAGGCCCAACCACCGGCACGAACGACGTGTTCCGACAGATCGAGGTCAATGGCGAGGGTGTCTTCCAGATCCTGCGTCCCGGCGCGGCGGAACCGCCGACACTGGCAGACATCATCATCGACAGCCGGTGGCCAAGTATCCCGATCCTGAAGGAAGGCTATATCGACGTCGGCGTCGGCGACCTGACGCACACCATCGATTTCGACAACCCGAGAGACCTGTTCCCATTCGTGAAGTTCTCCGTGGTCCGTGCAGGCCCAGGCGGCATGAAGATCGCGACGCCACCCATTGTTCGTAAGCGCATCAACAACACCGGTAGCGATTACTCCCGGCTGGGCGGGGATACCACCTACTGCGATCTGTTGAGCAACACCCAGATCAGGTTCAGCACCTTCCGTGGTCGCATGATCGAATTCAGACCCGGTAGCGGCACCGTCACTAACGATGCCTATCCCGTCATCGGCCTCCGTTACTTCGTTTTCGGCATCCCAAACTAGGGCAACTCTATGACGCAATTCGTCTCCACAGGCACCATTGCCGTGACCAACGGTTCCGCGATCGTGACCGGAACGTTGACGAGCTTTCAGGCCGCGCTCGTTGCCGACGGGTGCGACATCGACATCGACACGGGCACCGCCAATGTCAGGATGTCGATCGCGTCTGTGGAAAACGATCTCCAACTGACGATGACGATTCCTTGGCGAGGGAGCAGTGCAAACGGTCTGTCCTATTCTATTCGTTTGGCCGGCAGTGTGCAGAAGCAAACTGCGCTCAACGCGAACAAGACGGCCGTTCTGCTCGACAATCTCCCTGTGTTCAGCCAGCAGGGCAAAGCGCTGCTGCAGGCCCCCGACTTCGTCGCGCAGCAGGCCATTCTCGGGTTTTCCGGAACCTACGGCTTCGCCTTTGACAACGGCACCACAATGGCAGATCCCGGCCCGGGCAACTGGCGGGCGAACAACGCCACGCTCGGCAGCGCGACGGCCATCGCCATTTCGGCGTTTGACGCGAACGGAGACGATCAATCGGATTTCCTCGTCTCGCGCTTCCTGTCGACGTCATTGTACAAATGCCAGATCGGGATCACAGAAGGCGGGGTGCGAGGCCAGGTCAACGCCACAGGGATCACCGATAACGGCGACTGGCTCCTGATCACGCTTGACAACTCGTCCTGGATCAACGCCGCCGCCCTGGCGCTTGCTGACACCGACGCCTGCAGCTTTCTGTTCGTTCCGACCGGCAACAAGGGCGCAGATGGCACGAATGGCGCGCCGGGGTCTTCCAATGTCGTCGGCACATCCACTACCTCGCTGACGATCGGAACCGGTAGCAAGACCTTCACCATTGCCCAGACCAACCGTGGCTGGGGCGTGGGCGCTCGTCTGCGGGCGTCCTCGACCGCTGCGCCCTCGGTTTTCATGGAAGGCGTTGTGACCGCCTATAGCGGCACNTCNCTGACGCTGAGTGTNGANCTGGTCTCAGGAANCGGCACCGTCGCCAACTGGACGATCAACCTTACGGGGCAAGCTCCAGATCAGCAGTTCCCGGATCTCGACCCGCTCGACATTGTCGATGCTGTTCCCAGCCTGGACCTCAACCTTACCGGTCCGGGAGGTCTGATTGGCACGTTCACTCGCGCCTCAACCGGCACTTACTTTGATGAGACTGGGCTGCTCAAAACAGCCGCCATTGACGAGCCTCGTTTCGAGTTCGACCCGGCAACCGGCGAGGCCCTTGGGTTGTTGCGAGAGAATACATCCAGGAATGAGATCGTATATAGCGAACAGTTCGAGAATGCTGCGTGGGGTAAGTTGGGCGCCACTGTAGGTGCAAACACGACAGTCGCACTAGATGGCACTTTAACCGCTGATACGTTGATCGAGGACGGGGCAACAGGCCTTCATGGTACACAATCAGGCAATCTCGGGCTCATTTCAAAGAACGCGCATAGCACGTGGTCTGTTTTCGTAAAGGCTGGGACCCGATCAAAAGTGGGTCTTCAGATTAATGCTTATTCTGGCAACAACGTTTTCGCGAGTTTTGATTTGGCGACCGGAACCGTCATTTCGGCGACTGGCGGCGGTGCCGCCACAAATGTGACTGCGCGTATCAGGAAATGCGCCAATGGTTGGTATCGCTGCATCGTCTCCGGTGTTCCGAAATCAACCGACTCAGCGACTGGTGTACAGCCCTCAGTCAGCGTTTTAGATAACGCGGGAGCGCTCTCATATGCCGGCGACGGGTCTTCAGGTCTATATATCTGGGGCGCACAGTTTGAGCTCGGCCCCTACGCATCAAGTTACATTCGAACGACTTCTTCGCCGGTCACGAGAGCGGAAGATTTTGCCACTGTGCCGGTTGACGGCTGGTATCGCCAAGGCGTGGGCACCGTCTATTTCGAAGGAGACTTCGGCGATGGCACATTTATGGGTGCGTGGAGTATCGATGATGGCACCGCGAGCAATCGCCTCGGGCTATACATCAATAACGGGAACCTACTCAATTTCTTCGGCACCAAGAACAATGGCGCCGGGACGGATACGTCATACCTAAATCTTGGAAACCAGGCTTCGAAGAAGTTTAAGGCGGTTGTCGCCTTTGCCGAAGATGATGTTGCCGTCTCCGACAATGGTGAAGTCGCCGTTACGGATAACACATTCGACCCTCCGCTAAGCGCGACCCGACTTGCGATTGGCAGCGCCTACAGTAACGGTAGTGGACTGAATGGCCATGCCAAGCGCCTGATCTATTGGGCGCCGCGTATACCAAGCTCCAGCGTCGTGGAGCTGGCAGCATGAGTTACGCCTACATCAAGCTCCGCGCTGACACCGAGCAGGATGCCATGAACGCCGCGATCGCCGCCGCAGAGCTGCCCGAACACCAGCGGTTCGTGCTGCTGGCTCCGGATGAGAACGGCGACCTGCAATGGCAATTGGCCTCGGAACAGCATGCGTTCTTCCCCAGCGGTCCGCGCATCATCAGCCCCGGTGCCTACGATGAAAACGGGACCGAAATCACGCCGCCTGAAATCGACACCCGTTTTCACGCGATCCTGGCCGTCCGCCCGAGCATGGAAGCTGCGATGAGGCAGGTGCTTCAGGATGTCGGCCTGCTGTCTTCTGTCGAGATGGATACTGACGTTGGTTTTGAAGTGATGGGAGTGAGCAAATGAACCTGGCAGGTCCATTCAACGCAGGCCTTATGGGCGCTGGCGACAAGACCAGGCTCGACTTCCTGTTTCGCACACGCGCATTGGTGACACCGGAGGATTTCGGTGCAAAGGGCGGCTCCTCGACGCCGGGTGCATCCTCGACCGACAACCTCGCCGTCCAGAAGATGTTCGACAGCGGCAAGCCCTGCCTTTTCGATCAATACTATTCCGTCGATACCGCGATCATCGCCAATTATGCCGCATCACAGGTTGGCGCCTATATCGAAGGCTTCGGCACCCGAAGCGGGCTCGTTCTCAAGGCCGGTGGTCGCGTTTCTCTGGAGGGGATGAACCCGGACAACCCCATCGGCTGGCAGGCCGATCAGTATTGTCTGCAGAACCTCGCGATCTTCGTTGATTACAATAGCGGAAACGTTCCGCTGACCCTGAAAGCCGCTGGCGGGGACAGCGGGTCGCATTCCCCGGGCGTGGACCTGAAAAACGTCAATATCATCCCGACTTCGACCCTCAACGGAGGCACCGGCGCCCAACTCGAACTGGTGAACATCCGTCAAGGCTCGCTTGATAATGTCAGCGTGGCGGGGCGATACGGTGCCTATCAGGGGCTGGGTATCGTTCACACGGTGCTCGAAGGGGGCGCCCCTGTAGAAATAGCCAATTACAACACAAGGGCAGCGCACCTCCAGAAGGCTTTCGTGGTCAAGGCCGCGGCCGGCGCCACTGCCAATGACGATGCGCAAGGCCACCACTGGACGAATTGCACGGCGCTTGCTGTTGACCGTGGCTGGGATCTGGACGGCGGGCCGGAAGGATTCGGCGAATGGTCAAAAATTTCCGGGGGGCACGCCTATTTCCGGGAGATCGGCGTTTTCTCCACCAACTACGGAAACATCCACGCCGAAGATATCTATCTTCTCGGGCACGGTGCACTTGCGACAATTCAGGGCATCGCAGTTACCGGCTCCTCCATCGACAACTATCTGTTCTTGAAAGACAACCGCATCAGACTGAATGCAGCAACGGGTGCAACCCGGATCGGGATCAACACGCCCGCTGCGTACTCGGGCTCCGCTGCCCATAACCGCACGACGGGCGCGAACAATGCTTATGGTCTCATGGCCGGCGTTACCAGCACCGACAATACGTAGGGCCCGGACGGCCTGACATTCACGACAGGAGAAAGATGATGAACGCGATCTCGTCGAAGAATGCGGCCACTGCATCCTATTCAACGCTCGCTGAACTTACACGCTCTGACCAACTTACAGCTGAGCAGGTCGAGCACCTTTTTGAAGACAATCCGGAATTTGCCCGGTGGTACAGGAAGCACGCTGCTGATCGGCGCAACAATCGAAACGATAATGGGCATTTCGGTGCACCCAAGCAGCTGGCGGCCGGCAAGTAGAAGCGGGGGTACAGAGACGGGGGCGGTGAGCGCATGGCCGATGTCGACCGTCAGTTTCACAACCAAACGCCAACCAGCTGGAGAGCGAATCCGATCATGATTAGATACAATCCGGCTCGCGGAGGTTCCCAGGTGCTTTCCGCACCCAATTCCGTTGTCGTATAAGCCCGGTCGAAAGCCTCATTCACGGCATGGGGATCCAGAAGCCCGTCCTCATCCCGCAAGTCGGAGACCTCGATACCAGCTGTCCGAAAGGACACGCTTGAAGCTCGATTCTCCCACTTATGTAGGCATCGGATGAACGTCAGCATCCATCGGTCGTGCTTCAGCACCAACTCCCTGTCGGTTTTAATTCTCTTCAGTAGGGATCGACGCTGGCTCGTATCTAACCGGCGCTTCCATCGCATGAACAATGGAAGTCGGTCTTCAAATGTGACCCAGATGCCTATAATGTCTAGGATAAGTCCGAGGGACGTGACTGCATTTGCCAGCATCGGCTTCTCCCTTAGCGAGCGCGACGAACAGGCACGCATAACCCGGGTGCCCGGGCCACCCTGAGGCACCCGGAAGGCGGGCCTCTGTCGCCCGTTAAATTAGAATATCTTCCTGCCACGGACATAGCGGTAGCGACGATAAGCGATCATCGAGAAGGGCATCTTATCGCCGCATTTTCTCATGTGAGGAGGTGAATGAGAGCCGGAGTCATAGGGAGAAATGGTGCCGTTTTCGATCATTCCATCGCAAACACAGAGCCTTCCACACCCGCGACACTCAGCTATGATTTGCGCGTCATATGCCGGGAAATCACCATCACCGCTACACTGGATAGTAACCGCCGGCAGTTCGACGTAGGCTTCGAGTTGAAGACCTGTTTCTAGCATCTCACCACGCTCGCGAATGAATGCTTCCATAATGTCATCCAT